AAGACAATAGTTTTCTTTGAGAAGTTTAGGTATTGCTACACCTGTTAAAATCGAAAAGATAAACTGGAATATAGCAGTTTTAAAACGCCAAAAACATCCTACTTTCCTATTTGAATCAGCGTCAATAAATGCACTGCTTAAAAGACATTCTATATCATTGCCATCTGCTTTAATTACGCTTTCATAAACTCCTTCTAGTATTTTCGATGCAAAGGGTTTTTTTAATGTTTTAGTATTTTTAACTAAGCGATCAACATATTGCTTGGCTTCTGTTGGCAACTCAGCGTAGCTTAAGTTGATTAGTACTCGATAGGTCAGGCTTTTCATTAATTCTTCTTGATGTGTCATTGATTTACTCCTAATGGTTTTTAAGTGAATTACTTTTATCGTCTAACAAAACGCTAGGATTAGCGCTGTGTAAAGAAAAAATGGTTAGCCACGGACACTGATAAAAAAAACGCTTACCAGGAAACCTCGGAGAAAACGGAAAATACTTCCAGTATTTTATTGGCCTTGCTATTAACCGATATTGTTGTCCTAAAAAGATAAAATCCGTCATGTCATCTTCTGGAGATCGGAGCATTTTGATTATTTTGAAAACTGGGAACATAGACGTTGATTTACTCCTAATAAGTTGCTGATAACTGACAACTGACAACTGACAACTAACTATTAAAAATCTTCACTGAGAAGTTTACTAGGATCAATAATTTCACTGCAAACTTCTATTACTGGCTTTGTCCTTGCGTCTATAGCTTTTTTCAGGAGGTCGGCTAATTCTTTTTCAGAGGTTGCTTGTTGGGCGATTTGCTCTGCTTGTGATTGAGGTAATCCTTGATTTACAGCCCAAGCGATACCAGCTTTTTTACGATCATCTAGTAGTGATTGCGAAGGGTTAAACATTTTTACGTTTCCCGTTGACGCAGGAGTTAGAGTTCTGATAGGTTCTACATTTCCCGTAAATTGCTGAAAAGCTTTTGTTTCGATTATTTGCAATACTTGAGAAGCACTATTAGGGTGGACACGAATTGATAGAAGGCTAAAAGTTTTTCGTCCCCTTTTTCCGTCTGGTAAGGGATAAGATAGCTCTCTTGACCCGCGTTCTAGCAGAAAAGGGATACCAATCAAACTACCAGCCGATGTTTCAATAGCTAGTAGTTGCTCTGTTAGTCCGATAATATCCCACTTTGAATGGGTTTCGACTTCAAAGTATCCTAGTTCACCTAATTTAGGCAAGACAATCTGTAATCGACCGACTTGCTTGCATTTACACCCTGAATAGCTTCCGTCAGTGTTTTGTTGCCGTTTGCATGGGATCGGATTAGTGGCAATTATTTTACCAGCTTGTTGATAGATATGTTGCTTTTCTTCATCGCACCGAGAAACTAATCCTGTAGCTCCCCACTCTTCCATCCAGCAAGGAAACACTTGATCTGTATAAGGAAAAGGTAACAAGCAATCTAATTGCTTAGGCTCTTTTCCGTAAATAGCGGTAAATTTTTCGTTGATTCCTTGAATATCAGAATCAATTCTAAAATAATCTAGATCGGAACCAGGTTTTTTAGAGTTTTCTTGTTTTTCTCCCCCCTTGCGAATTTTCCCTAGCAGAGGAAATCGAGCTTGTCTTGTCGTTAAAGATTTAATAGGCACTGTTTTACTCCTAAAATGGAAGGTTTTTATGTAATTCAGAATAAATAGAGGAAGGAAACTCATCTATTTCTTTACCAGTAAAATACTTAGTAATGCTGGGACAATTAACATTGTGAGCTTCAGTTACTTCCTGAAGCTTCGACATAACCACTTGCTGCGCTTGATTTAAAAGAAATTCATAGCAAGCGTCGGGGTCTTCGCCTTCTTCTGGTTTTGCGTGAATATTTATACTGACATTCACAGACTCAAAGTTACCAAGATTGACTTTCTGACTATAATCTACCGAGATATGGGTAATAAGCATCTCTCTTCTAAAACTTGATTAATACAATCTTATAGTAAATTGCTAGAATTGTCAAGACTTTTAAGAAAAAAAACTTACAAAAAACTTACAAAAAATAATAGTACAAAAGAACTAAGTTATTATTGTAAATAGATTGTAGATAAAGGTATCTACAATGGAACTATTGATATATATAGGTTTCAGGCTTTGTTAATACTGTTATCACTATCCCCCAATATTGTTTTTTCTTGCCTCTCTTATTGTCCAGTCTGTTTATTATTCTTTCCTTTTTATTTTTCCTCTATAAAGCATCAACGGCATCTACAAAGTCTAGAACCCAGTCCCTGTAAGGATTTTGATTGTCGATAACCCTATTAACAATCTGGTTACAAAAGAACAGTAGATATATTTGATACAAAAGTACCTATAGTGACACTTGATAAACTGTCATACTCCGCCAACACCTATCGAGAGATTCGATCTATATTAGAAAAGTAAGCAAAACACAAGAGGACAAATCAAATGAAAACTCTGAAAGAAAAAGTAAGAACTGCAGTTTTGGAAAATCGCAGTGGCGCCATCGAGGTTCATGAAGTGACCCCGAAAGGGCATTGTTCGATTTCGTGGAAAGATTTAGAGCAGTTTGCTCAAAGCGAACTAACGGGATTGACAAGAAAGGAAGTCGGGCGCTTCCAAAAGGAAACCCCCGACTATTACCTAGAGCTAGGATTAGGGGTAGTTCACCCCCTAACCGAAACCTGTTGGCAAAGACTGGAAGAAATCCATAGCACCAATCCTAACTGGTGTTTAAAGCCGGATACCACTAAATCAGCGTTTTCTGGAGCAAGCTGCTTCAAGGGACTACTGGATGTAAAACACGACTCCCAGCAAATCTGCCGGGAGCAACGAGAAGCTGAAAAAGAAGCCGAAGAGGGCGGGTACGGAAAATCCACGACGGGAGGGTGGGTAGAGTATCAGTAATCAGTTTTCAGTTATCAGTAAACTCGAAGAAGGTTAAGTAGGGAAAAAACAGGAGAAATCATGACAATTCAGTTTTTTTGGAACAATGAATTTATCTCGAAGTATGAAACTAAAGAAGAAGCTTTTAAACAAGCATTAGGTTTTGTGAAAGATGAAAACTTTGAATCCTACAGTAAATACTCATGCTCTTTTATTGATTTGTAAAAAATTTGATGCTTGGATTTGGGACAATTGGGATAGTAGTACAATCTAACTCTCACGGGCTAGGAATGCAGGGTATATTAGAGTTAATCGCACAAAGAACTCCTAATAGGAATTGAAACTATGTACTATAGTCGTAGTCGCGTGCGCTTTATTTAATCCCTATTAGGGATACCCCGAAGCTTTTAGTAGGGGAAAAAGATTTATTATGTACAACATCGAAAATGATCGCCCAGATATTCAGCGAGCTTATTGGCTAAGTGAAGGGCAAAAAACCGATAATTATTACGATAAGATGCGTATAAATGTTCCCATTGCATCTTATGCTGAGAATACAGAAAGAGCAACTAAATTATCCGACTTAGTGATTAATTTAGTAAAACACCACGGATGTGGTCGTCAATTAATATCTAAAGAAAACTTGTTTTTAGACGTTAATTGGGACGAAATAGAGGAGTTTGTTGCTTTACAAGTAATCACTCCCAAAGGGTGGGATCACCCTTTGGTTAATTCTGAAGATATTGTCGTTACTCACATTTCTGACTACACTATGTGTGACATATCTGTAGAATTATTTGATTGTGATTCTTAATATCAGTTATCAGCAAACAATCATTAATAGGAGTAAAACAATGGTAAATGAAAAAATGCTAATGGGTCGTAATGATTTATTAGAAGAGTCGAGAAAAACTCAAAAAGTTAGAATAGCGTGGCATTATTCCAAAATTGACTGGCAGAACATAGATCGTGAAAAAGAATTATCTGGACACGGAAAATGGTTTGATTATAGCGAAATAGCTACTCTTGAAGCTTGGGTTCGTAGAATGAATGAGAAATATAACGACATATTCCATTATCTTCAATTTTGTGAGAAATAGCTTGTAATTATGCCCCTAAAATTACATCTCGCTAATCCCACTATGTCAGGCGATAATGGTCTTGATTCCAATCAAATAATCGTTGCCAGTGATTCTTTAAAAGGCACTGGGTAACTTGAGTTCTGAAAAACCC